AGCGGGTGAAATGTTTGGCGAGGTGTTGTTGATAGAAGGCGGCGGCTTCCACGGGCTTGTGGTCGCTGACGAGCTGCTCGTATTGGGCGACGAGTTCGTTCAGGGAGCTCGCTTGAGGGGCTTGTTGGGCGTCGCCAGCCGGGGTGATGCGGGCGGGAAGCGTGGTGCCGGTGGAGGCGACGACGCGGGCGACTTCGAGTTGCAGTCTGCGGTCGAAATCCGCCTGCGATGCTTGGAGTGCGGTGATGCGCGAGTGCAGTGTGGCGGATTCCTGAGCGGCTGAATCACGCTCGGTGGTGAGCGATTCAAGCTGGGCCGTGAGAGTTTCCACTTCACCACGCAGGGCATCGAGCGCCGTGGAGTTTTCGGTGAGGAGTTCGGTTTGTGCCTGATAATCCCGCGTAAGGTCATCGACCTGCGTGCGGGCTTCGAGGAGTTGGTCTTCGAGTGCGGTAGTCATCGCACGGGTTCCCATGTCAACCGCTGCGTGATAGACCTTGAGGCGGCGCATCGCTTCGGCGCGGTCTTGGACCATGCCTGCGAGGTTGTGGCGCTGGGCTTGGCGTCCGCTGAAAGTCTGGCCTTCCATGGCTTCTGGCGGGATTGCACGTCCCTTCGCTAGAACTGCTGCATGAAATTCACCGGCGATTTCAGCGAGGTTCGATTGGATCAACTCGCGCTGGTCATCGGTGAGCGGAGTGCCTGGAGCGCCCATCGCCTTGTATTTGCCGACCGAGAAAACCTCCACCTTGATACCGGCCGCATTGATGGCTGCCGAACGATCGACCACCGCTTGCACGACGCCGATTGAGCCGACTTGAGCAGAGGGCGTGGCGTAAATGGCACGCGCTTGGCTGGCAATCCAGTAAGCGGCGGACGCCATCAGGCCGGAGGAGAAGGCATAGACTGGCTTCTTCTTATCGAGGGCGGACACGGCAGCGGCTAGCTCGGGAGTGCCGGCCACGGTTCCACCTGGAGAATCGATATCCAAAAACACTGCTTTGATGTCGGGGCGCGAAGCTGCTTCTTGAATCGCAGATCCGATTTCCTCGGAGTCGGTCGCGCCCATCAGCACCCGGGCGAAGATGTCGGGCTTGCGGATGATGGGGCCGCTGATTGATACCGTGGCCACTCCGTCTTCAACGGATAGAAGAGAGCTGGATGCTTGGTCACGGACGACTGGATTGCCGAGCGCACGGAAAGAATCCGCCGCAGCGATCATCGACCGAAGTGCATCAGGCTGGATCAGCCATTCGCGATTTTGCAGGAGGAGCGAGTTCACTCCCCGCCGTGTGTGTCAACGTGGGGCCACTAAACAGCAAAGGGCAGGCCCGAAAGCCCGCCCCTGCGTTTCAAAGGACAAAGGGATAAAGGATCAAAGGGGAGAACTAGCGTTTCCGGCGGGCCAGCATCACTCCGCCTGCGAGCATCGTCAGGACCATCGACGTTGGTTCAGGGACACTGGCGACACGGAACCCGCGGCTGCTGTTCTCGTTCGCGGGGTCGGAGTTGCCGCGGCCGGATGAGCGCAGGGAGTTCCCGCTGCTGCCGAACGAGGCCCCGCGCATCCCGCGCGACGAGCCGGAAATCACCGCGTCATTCCACTCCCAGACGTTGCCTCCCTGGTCGAAGGTGCCGTAAGAACTTGGATCACCGCTGTAGGTGCCTACATTCGTTGTTGAGCCAACTACATTTCCGTAGTTCGCATCCGCCGTGGTGATCGTATCCTGACCGTTCGGGTAGAGCGAGTAGGATGTATTCGCCGCGCTGTAATAAGCCGCCTTGTACCACTCGTCCTCGCTAGGAAGGTAAACTTGCGCACCGATATTCGCCGTGATGATGCCGCTGGTCGCGCCATTGAGCGTGTAGGCCCCGGTTTCCATGTCACCGCTACCCTGGCCATTCATCATCCAGTTGGCAAAGCGTGCCGCATCGAACCACGAGACGTGAACCACCGGCTTGTTTTCAAAACCGCTTGTCACGCTGTAGGTGAAATTGCCAGAACTGCCGGTCTGCGTGATGCCGGTGCCCGTCATGCTGGAATTGTAGATTGCGCCGCTATTTGATGCGCCCTTGGCGTTGAGGAACGCGCCATACTGGGCGTTGGTGACCTCGTATTTGCCGATCTGGTAGGCGTAGGCCACCGCGCCGTAGAGCGAGCCCGTCGCCGGGTCTGCTGCGTTGCCGGCATTGCCGACGGAGACGTAGTCGATCGTGACGGATGCTGAGGCGGAGGTGATGAGGGCGGCAGTGGCCGCGAGGGTGAATAGACTTTTAGCTTTCATGATGGGGTGAATTTCTGGGCGGCGGATTTTGTTAGCTCCCCCCCCCCCCGCGAAAGCAAGGCTTAAATCCTGATTCTGTGTGATTTTTTCGTTACGATGGCTTCCACAGCATCTCGACCGGCACGCCGTGTTTTGCCGCCGTCTCAAGAATGAGCTTGGCATCGCTGGCACGGCGCTCGATTTCCTCGCCGAAGTCAGCACCGAGTTCTTGGAAGTGGTCGGATAGCGTTTTGAGTCCCATTTCCACGTCCGCACGGTTCTGCTGGGCTTCCCGTCCGGCGTCCACGGTCACACGCTTCGGCGGGACTGACGAAATCTTCCACCAGCCTTCGATGGGCGGCAGGAGTCCGCGGTTGATCGCGTCACCAATGACGTAGGTCCACACCGGTTTGATGAGGCGGCGTTCCAAGATCATCTGGCGGAAGGAGAACCGGCGGTCGGCTTTGGCGACGATCAAGCTAACGCCTGCCCCGCCGATCTTGCTCGAATCCGCCGCGAACTCGAACGGGATCACTCCAAGAGCCGAGTCGCGCCGTAGGTGTTCGAGGAAACCGGTGAAGGTGGGAGACGGGCGATTGGACTGGAAGCTCTCGATGGATTCGTCGGGTTTGAGCGCCACCAGCTTGCCGCCCACGATCTTTTGGAGCGTGATTGGATCACTTGGATCATTGTCACCTGCTGCGCCACCGACCACGAAATCGCCATTGTCATCAAGTTCGCCACGGGCGGTTTTGAGCACGCGGGAAATATCGGCGTTGTCCTTCACCGCGTGTTTTTCCAGCGCCAACAGCTCGATCTCATCGAGGACGTGGTTGATCGAATGTTGGATCGTCGGATGCGAGCGCACGCCACCCGCCCATTCCGGCTCGTGGATGTGGAGCATCGAGGCGGATGATAGATCGCGGGAACTGCCATCGTCTTCCAAGGCGCGGTAAAAGATCGGTGCGCCCCAAGCATCGAGGCCCACGCCATCGAGGGTTTCCCTGGAGCCGAACTGGTCACCGATCCGGTGGGATTCGATCAACTGGATGCGTGGTTCACCCTCGGCGTCGTGGGTTTTGTGGACGAAGTATTCGCCGTCGATGTCGATGCCCCGGCAGACGAGCGCCTGGCATTCCTCGAACGAAAATCGGCGAGTCACCTCGCAGCGGGCCGACCACAGGGCGAAGTAGGCTTCGGCGTCGCGGTTCCAGTCTGGACTGGCCGACTGGGCCTGCACGCGGATGCCGTCGCCGGTCGAGTAGATGGCCATGTTGGCGACCAGTTCGCGGACGAAGCCCGAGTTCTTGTGAAGGTAGCGCGACTTGCGGACCAATTCCGAGCGCACACCCGGTGTGAGTTCATGCCGAGCGTCCGTGGGTGCAAACCCCGGAACCAATCCACGGCGAGACGACCAGTTGGCAGACTCGAAGGGTGATCCCCATGCCTTGGGGACCAATACCGGCGGCAGCCATTTGAGGGCGAAGGATTTGAGCGGATTCATTTCGGCAGGTATCCGGAGACTTGCGACACGGCGACGGTGCGAGGTTTGCCGTAAGTGGCTGGGTCGAGAATCCGCAGCGCGTGGGCACATTCCTCAAGCACCTGATCGATGGGCATGGTGAACTGCTTGGTGGCGGAGCTGCCTGCCTCGTTCCAGGTCATGAGAGTTTTGCCCTCGATGAGAAATTCCTTCGCCCGCTGTTGGATGGCGAGCACCTCGGAAATCGTGAAGCCGGTGATGAAGAGTCCGCGTGCCATGACTTATTTGCCTTTCCAAGTGGCATTGCGCCCCCGCGTGTCGATGTGGACGAAGCCGGATGATAGATAGAGGCCAAGGCCGCCCACAAACTTCCCCGCCTTGCGCCATTCGAGCAGCCGGTCATAGACGCGCTGTGGGCTGATGCCGTCGAACGCGATGTCGAGAGCGGTGAACTCAAGATGCTGACTGGATGATGCGCCACCGACCGCCTTGTTGTAGTCGGGCGATCGGTAGGAACTCAGGATGGTGCATGACTTGCCAAACGAATCACGAAGCTCGTCCACGATGCGAAGTGCGGGCACGATGTTTTTCCAGATGCGGCGTGGAGGCAGGCTATTTTTCACACCCTTACGCTCGCGGGCAAAGTAGCTGGTGAACTCAGCCGCACCGAAGTTGCGAAATCTCTGGGCGGCAAACCAATCGATGAAAGTGTTCATGGCTTACTTGGAGGTGCGGGGTTCGACGACGATTTCAAAGCGACCGTCCGGATGAACCCGGATGCGTCCGTCCTTGCCGATGAATTCCCCGGTGACAGCGGGCGGCGTGGCGCATGAGGCGAGAAACGGGACGGTCAGAACACCCATCGCCAAACAGAACAGTCCAACCTTGAAGGACTGGTTTGGCTTGCCGTCGTCAAACAGGTCGCCGAGCACGACCACCAGTTCTTTTACGGCGAGCGCGGCAGGACCGGCGGCAAGCAGGTATTTTGCCATCGTCGGATCGAAGAGCTGGGCGATACCCGCCAGATCCAGTGCGGCGAGCGTGGACATGCCAGAACCAAGGAACGTGAGGAAGCGGAGGATGGTGACGGTCTTCATGCACCCTCGTCCGGAGTGTCAACCGGGGCGGCAGCAATGGATTCCCGGCCGACGATCTTGAGCATGGTCGCCGCTGTCGCCTGCATGGACTCACAATCAAAAAAGTGATTCGGTCGCGAACCGATCTGCTTCCACATCCAGTGGCCCTTCTCTTTGATCCGCTGCTCGCTTTCGAGCTGCGCAAGGTAGTCGTCGTCGATGTCGTCGGGGACTTCCCAGGTCGGCCCTTGGGCGGGATCTTGGTTGCGGCGCAAGCGGGCGAGCGTGTCTTTGA